GAACGAGCTCGAGTAGGTGACTCCGGCGGTGGCCGGATAGACGCTGCTGGTGTCCTGCAGGAGCGCGTCCTGAAGGGTGCGGTTCTGGCCCATGGCGTTTCCTTTCGCTGGTGTGCCGCGCAAGGCGGCGGGTCTGGTCCGGGCCCCCCGGCGCCGGCAGTGGCGCCGGGGGGTGTTCATGTAGCGCGGTCGTCACGCTCAGGTGCCGTCGCCGGTCTCGGTGTTCGTGATGCTGTCGGTGACGACGAGCGGGATCACCTTGCCCGACGGGCCGACGATGCTCTCCGGCCACGGGGCCGGGGCGCCGCTGGCGCTCGTGGCGGTGCGGCTGTCCTTGAGCTGGCGCAGGCTGCGCTTGGTGAGGAAGATCGCATCAAACGCCTTCCCGACCTTGCAGCACTCGAGCAGGGAGTCGAGCAGGTCGTCGGTCAGGCCGGTCGCGCCGGCGGGGACGTTCTTGATCCGGCCGATCGAGTACTTCGACCCGATCTGCAGGCCCGGACGCGCGACGAGGTCCTGGCGATACGCGCGATAGACCTTGCTGTTCGCGCCGGTTTCGTCCCCTTCGTAGGGATCGCTCATGTCGATCTTGCCGCCCATGCCCAAGGCGAGCTGGACGTCGGTCTCGCCGAAGACGGCGCCCCAGACCGAGGAGCAGGTGCTCGCGGTGCCGGTGCCGGCCGAGACGACCATGGTGCTGTCCACCGCGGAGACGAAGCCCGAGAATCCGAGGCTGTCGGCGCTCGTGCCGTAGTAGATCTGGCTGCCCAGGTCCTGCCAGGCGGCCTGCATCTGCAGGAGCGCTTCCTGCGCCAGGAGGTTGTTCCAGCCCTTGACGTAGCCGTCCGCGACGGCCTTGTCCACGGACCAGCGCTTGTTCATGATGAACGCCTCCACGAGGCGGTTCTCGCGCGTCGCCTTGCCGGCGTCCACGCCGTTGTTGGCGGCGCGGAAGCTCGAGCCGGTGGGGAGCGCGGTGACGACGGTCGTCGAGTAGCTGACGCCCTCAAACGGCATCGCCGGGAAGATCCGGATCTCCGGCGCGGCGTTGGCGGCTTCGACGATCAGAGGCTTGTCGGCGCCGTTGTTGAGGATCGCGATGTCCAACAGATTCATGACTGCCATGGCTCATTCCTTTCCAAAGGCCGGTTGATACCCGGCGAAGTGATGCAGCGGTGCGCGCCCACGCGGGCGCTTAGTGTTTGCGTTCCTTGCGCAGCGTCGCCTTGAGGCGGGCGGCGTGGTTCTCGATGGCGGAGCGGTTCGGGTCCACGACGGTCCCGGCCGCGGGGGCGGTCTCCGGACGGCTGGAGAGCGGGGTTTCCTCGCCGTCGCGGGCGACCTGGACCAGGCGGCCGACGGCGGCCTCATGGGTCGCGAGCAGGGCGTCGTATTTCTCGCGCAGGGCTCCGAGGGCGCGCTCCGACGCCTCGGCCTGGGTGCACTGGTCCTTGATCAGCCGGATCGCGAGTTCCGGCGAGAGGGCGACGGTCGAGAGCTGCTCGGCCGCCTCCGCACTGATGCTCTCCGGGTCCTGCGGGTGGCGCGCGGGGGCGGAGATCGCCACGCTCGCGGCTGCCTCGGCGGCGGGCTCCACGGCGGCCGGCACCGCCGCCGAAATCTCGGCAGCAGGCACGGCCGAGGGCGCCTCGGCCTGGACCACAACCGCGGCCGGCGTCCCGGCGGCGGTGGCGGCATCGGGGATGGCGGCGGCACTCGCCGGCGCCGTGGTCTCGGCCGTCGCTGGCGGCGCGGCCGGTTCGGTTGCGATCGGGGCCGGGGTGCCCTGGTCCTGCGCCTCGTCCCGCTTCCCGCTATTCAGCCACTTCGCAAGCCACTTCATGTCGTCTCCCTTCGGTCTCTCAAACGTTGAGCAGGCGCCCGACCGTCACGTCGAGCGATTCCACCTTGTCCACAAGTCCGAGGGCGAGCGCCCGCGGGGCGATCCAGGTCCGGCCCGTTGTCACCTCGGCCAGCCGAGCGTCGGTCAGCCGCCGGCCGCGCTGCACTTCGGAGAAGAAGGCGGCGGCGAGATCATCGATGTTCTCTTGCATGGCGGCGAGCTGCACCGGCGTCAGCTTCGTGCCGTCGATACCGGCCCCCTTTTCGGCGCCGCTGGAGACGACCGTCACGTCGACGCCCTCGCGCGCGGCGAGCATGTGGGTATCGGCCAGCACCGTATAGACGCCGATCGACCCGACATGCGCCGTCCCGTTCGCGCTGATCTGCCGGGCTTGGCTGGCGATCCAGTAGGCGGCCGAGGCGCCGAGGTCGCTGATGGCAGCATAGACCGGCTTGGTCCGGTTGAGCCTGGCGACGGTGCCGGCGGTCTCCGCCACGCCAGAGACCGTACCGCCCGGGCTGTCCACGACGAGGAGAACCTTCTGGACCTGCGGGTCGGCCGCGATCTCGCGCAGCGCCGCCTGGAGTTCAATCATGCCGCAGGCCTGGCAATCCATGGCCCGCCACCACATCGGCACCTCTTTGACAATGCTGCCTTGGACCGGCACCAAAGCGAGGCCGTCCTGCACCGTCACCCCAGCCAGCCCGTAGGGCGAGAGATCCATCTCCTCGTCGTCCATCGGCATGGTCTGCAGGCGCTCGGAGAGGTCGACCTCGTGCGCCGCGCGGATCAGGGCGGAGAGATGGACCCGCTCCATCGCCCAGGTCTGCGCCGCCGCGAGGGTCTTGAGCATTTCAGACATTGGAGTCTCCCGGGGCCGGGACCGTCTCCGGAGCCGGAGCGGCGGCGCCCTTGCCGTCCCACTCCGCCGTCGGCAGCCCGGCGGCCTTCAGGTCGCGGTAAAACGCGGCATTCTTCGCGACGATGTCGGCGGGGTCATTGCCCATGCGCTTGATCACGTCAGGCGCCGCAGCCAGGCCCATCTTGATCGCGTCCACGTCGATCTGCAGTTCCTTCGCGTCCATCCAGGGGCGCCCCGCGTGCTGCCATTCCCAGCTCAGCTCAGCAACCGTCATGCGGCGGGGAATCGTCAGCTCTCCCGCCGCGACGGCGCGAGAGAGCTGCCAGTAGGTCCAGCGGTTGAGCCAGGAGCGGACCATGGTCCGCTTGGGCTCGCTCGCGATTTCCCATTGCAGCCAGGCATCTTTCTGGATGGTGTAAGAGCCCTTGGTCTGGTCGTAGAATGTATACGGGATATCGAGCGAGATCAGGATCATCCGCGTGAGCATTTCCGCGTGCGCGATCCATTCCCCGGGCGGCGTGGCCGATTCGATCAGCTTGATGTCGTCGCCCGGGTCCAGGTCGAGGATGAACGGCCGGCCGGTCATGTCGATGTCGTACTCGGTCGGCTCGGCGCCGCCGGTCGTGGACGGCTGGGCCGCGACCTTGAAAACGCTGTCGTCTTTCGACTCGCGCTTGATCAGCATGCCGGCCCAGGCGACGAGTTTCGACTTGAGGGCGTAGGCTTCGTTCGCCTCATAAAGATCCTGCGCCGTCGCGAGGGCGCTCGTCAGCGGAGACACGCCTCGCCCCTGGTCAAAACGCCGGTACAACACAAACGGCAGCATTCGATCCGCCGGCACCAGCCGCTCGTACGACAGCAGCCCGCTGGCTTCGCGCTGGCAGACGAGATAGGACTCGGGCCGCCCGGCCGCCCCGTAGCGCACCCCGTGGCTAAAATCGTCGGCCTTGAACGGTCGCCCGCTGGCATCCTTGACCATGCCCCCGGTCGGCCAGGCGATCCGGTCGCCCTCCACCCCCTGCAGCGCCCCATTGGCCATCTTCATCGCGAAGCTGTCGCCGTCGGCGAGCATGCAGGAATAGAGCACGCGCAGAAAAAGTCCGCGGTCCATGCGCCCGGAGACATCGAACCGATTGGCCAGGCTGAAGACCTCGACCGTGCGCTCGATCTCGGCGTCCAGCCCCGCGTCTCCGGTCTTTGATTGAAAAGAGAAGCGGGTGTTGTAGTTGAGCACCTGATTGATCGCCCAGCTCACGACGGCGAAGTTTCGCCCCTGGTCCAGGACCATGTTGCGCATCTTGCGCCGCTCGGTCGTGGAGACCTCGGCGTCCTCGTCCTTGGACCAGGTGGCGGCCTGGCGGCGTTTCTTGGCGCCGCCAGAGAGCACGTCGTACCCGGCTCTCGGCTCGGGAGTGGGTGCGGGGGTGGTGAGTCCGGGCACGACGGGCAGCGTGGAGACGGGTGAGGGTCCGGAGGCGAGGAGGCGACGGTCCCGACGAGCGCGGCGGCGGCTGGCGCTGCTCATAGCGCGCCCTCCCCGGTGCGGGCGAAGTTCGCGCTGGCGAGAATCGGCGCCTTGCCGTCCCGGCGGTTGATCTGCTTCACCACGTCGGCCTTGTAGGCCTTCAGCTCTTTCAGGCTCTCGCGCTGGATACGCTCGTCGCCGGCGCTGGCGGAGATCGCTACCAGCACCCGGCTAATCGCGGCATCGACCTCGGCGAGGAGTTCGTGGGGGTCTTTCTGGGTGTCGAACACCAGCGGAACGTCTGTGCAATCCAAATCCGCGGTTCCGGCCCGCT